AACAATGTCTGGCTCAAGCAACAACAAGAAACACTCCGTCAAGGGCCGTTTACCCGAGGAATTTACAGCTATTGATGAGGCGGTATCGACAAGCGGTAAGTACGCAATCGCGTTCGGTCAGCACTTTCGGCCGATGATTTGTTACGATGTAGTAGCAGTCAATCGTTACACAGGTGAGTGTGTCAGGCGCCATTACGATCGCAAAGATGAAGCAATGACGTATTGGCAGATGTTTAAGGAAGGTATGACTGCCAAAAGAGAACCTTCAGAGGAGGACGAGCATGCCGGATTCAAAATCTTCGGGCCCGGTACCACCAAGAGACCAAATTAACCACCCAGCACATTATAACAAAGGTTCGATTGAGGTTATTGACTTCATCGAGGACCAACATCTCGGGTTTCACCTCGGCAACGCGGTGAAGTACATCTGTAGATGCGATCTTAAAGGCACGCCTTACTCAGACCTTGATAAAGCTATCTGGTATCTTCAACGCTATAAGGAGCTAATCCTGAACTCATGAACCACGACCAGATCGAACGTGGGGTTGAACTCATTCTAAAGGGCCTCGACTGTGACCTCGCCGATCGGAACTTCCTCTCAACCCCAGAAAGGGTGGCTCGTTACTATGCTGAACTCTTCGCCCCGAAAGATCGTGAGTGGGCAACCTTCCCCGAAGACTTCAACGATTTTATCCTCCTCAGAGGTCACACTCTTTTTACGCTCTGCCCTCACCATTTGCTTCCTGTTGAACTTAACGTTAGTCTGGCTTACATTCCGGACGGCCACGTTCTGGGTCTCTCTAAGCTTGCTAGGATCATGGATGAATGTAATACTGGTCCTGTTCTCCAGGAGAAATTCACCAAGGACTGCCTCGCTGCACTCATTAGGATATGTCCAAATATCCAAGGAGCTGCTTGCTTCGTTGAGGGACGACATGACTGCACGAGAATTCGGGGAGTTCGTTCTGAAGCTGCATTCGTGACGTATAGATTGGAGGGTAAGTTCCGTGAGCAACCAGAACTCGAAGAGAGATTCTTCCAGTTGGCCCGACGATCCGGATGAGATCGTCGACGACAATGAAGACATCCTACAAGACGACACCGAGTTAGAGGACGAGGATGACGACGACTAAACCAGGGCCGCTCTGTCACAAATGTCCCCTAAAGGATGCTGCTGGCCCAATTTGGGGTGAAGGAGGTTCAAATGTCAAGTTGGTCGTGGTGGGACAATGCCCTGGGCCTCAAGAAATCGCAGAAGGTCGTCCATTCGTTGGTGGTTCTGGGGGAATCCTTGAGCGGAGCTTTGCCAGAATCGGATATTCTCGATCCCAAACGTTCATTACGAACGCCGTTAAGTGTTACGTTGCTCCGAAAACTCCAGTACCACAAGGTGCAATTGCTTGTTGCCAGCCTTTGCTCCAGAAAGAGTTAGATACCTTAGAGCATTATACTACAATCCTCACCCTAGGTCAGGAGGCCTTCCATGGTTTTACCGCTAAGAAAATGCTTACGGTTAGTCCTCCACGAAGCCAGAAGAAACCCCCTAACCCCATGCATTGGCTACGCGGATGTGTCTACCCTGTTGGAGCATCCAAGGTTATTATACCAGCAGCACATCCGGCTTACGTGGCTAGCACTGGGTTCCGGGATGCCACTTTCTTTGACGCCGATGTTGCAAAAGCAGTACGCTGGGCCCGCGGTGAAGGAGTAACCTACGATGAACACTACGACTACAATCCAACGTCGCGTCAGGTCCTCGAACTATGTGAGGAAATTGAAGCAACAGGTGACTTTGGACTTGACTTTGAAACTCCCGAGAAGTCTGCTGCTGAGGAGGAAGAAGAGCTTCTTGGCAGCGGCAAGACTGAGATCCAAGTCGCAGGCCTTTCATGTCAACCTGGATGGTGTCTCGGAGTTCCTGGCGATATGCTTTCCCTCCTTAAACCTCTCTTTACAAAACGCCGAGTTGGACAGTTATACTGTAGAGTGTTCAACTGGGGTTTTGAAGGCTACCATCTTGCTAGACAATATGGAGAACTCTCGGTTGTTCCGATAGATTTGATGTTACAACTCAATAGGTGTTACAGTGACTCTAAAAGGAAAGACTTGGGTACCGCTCTCTCCCTCTTTACTGATATGCCTTATACAAAGAATCTTTCTAAAAGCGATCCTAACCGATACAACGCCTGCGACACTTATGGCACTCTTGTCGGTAGTCGGAACGCACAAACATTCATGGAATATATGTCAATTTGGAAGGCTTATCTCGAGGCCGACGTTCCCCTCTGGAGTGCAGTCATTGATATGAAAGTCGACGGAACCAACTGCGACGTGATGCAAGCGTCGAGAATGGAGTTAATGTGTTACAAGGCTTTGGATCAGTATACACAATGGTGGAAAGGCAAGTTGCCGAACGTCGATTGGCAGAGCTCCCAACAATTGATCGCGTTGTTTACCGCGTTGAAGCTACCGATCGTAATGAGGAAGCGCGTCAAGAAGGACAAATCCGTTGTCCGCACACCTTCGTGCGACCAGGAAGTTCTAGAGATGTACCGTGACAAGCACCATAACCAGCTCGCTGGACTCCTTCTTATCATGCGTGAGCTTAAGAAAGCGGCTGACTTTACCCATATATACGCTTCCGACGGGAGAGCTCATCCTTCCCATTTCATACATGGTCAGAAGGCCGGTAGGGTTCAAGCCAAAGACCCGGACCTTCAAAATATCCCCGAAGAATTGGCGGGTATATTTCCACGGACGATCATTATCCCTGATAATCCGGACGAAGACGTCGTTGTATCAGCTGACTTTGAAGCTATCGAGTTTTTCATATACGGTTATGCGGCTCAAGACGAGCCGATTCTCAAAGCCAGGCGTGAAGGCACCTACATCTATGGCCTCTTCTACGAAGAGATCTTCAAGAAACCGTTTTTTGAACCTGGACGACCTCCTAAAAAGGCTTACAAGCGCAAGGATATCCCCCCTTGGGAACTCCTTGTTGCCAAAAGTGGGCCACTTGGTATGCTCTACGGGCGAGGTGAAAAGAGTTTGGAAGACGGTTTCGGAATTGCGAAATCGGCAGCTCATAAAATCTACAACGATTTTTTCCAGCAACACGGGGCAGTGGCGCGTTATCATCAAGTTCTTATGAGTGAGGTACACACCCATGGTTACCTGCGTAATTACTTTAACCGGATCCGATGGTTCCCTAACGCGAACGGAATGCGTAACGAAATCCTCGCTTATCCTGGGCAGAGTAATGCTGCTGACATCCTTATTAGAAACGCGATTGTTCCCTTACACACTGGCATTAGAGATTTCGGAGGACGACTCCTCTTCCCGGTTCATGATTCAGTTCAGCTTACAGTTCCTAGGCGATCGCTGGGTGGAGCGGTGTCTTTTATTCGAGAGAATATGGAACGACCTATTCCCGAGATGAATAACTTCTGGATCCCGTGTGTTGTCAAGGTAGGGACAAATTGGGGCAATTGCATTCCCTGGGAGGATTGGGTTCTCGATGCCAACAACAAGAGAACAACTGGCGATATTCAAGGAGTTCCTTCAGGGAAAACTGCTTAACCAAGAGCATCCACTGTTTGACTACGCGGTCAAGTGGATACGGAACTTTCCCGGAGGAATGACCGAGAAGGACAAGCTGGAACTGCGTGAGATTATTTGTCGGACGTTTGACCTCACTCATGAGTCGTTGCTGTCAACGTTGAATGAAGACATTGAAATTGACAAAGGAGGTTCGTATGACCCAAGGCAAGCCGAACTCGATCTTCGTTCGCTGGTACCAAGCGGAGGTTTCTTTGACCGATATCTCACTTATACCGAACACTCTGAAGCCCCCCTTGCGTATCATTTGTTCTGTGCTCTCGTGGGGATTGGTGTTACTGTTAACCGTCGTGTTTGGTTTAACATGGGGTATTATAAGCTGTTCCCTAATTTGGGGATTATTCTACTTGGTCCTTCCGGGATCAAGAAAACCTCGGCAGCCAACATCATCATCGACATGCTCGCGTTTCTTGAGCTCTCCAAGATCTACAGTGAAAAGCTCACCCCCGAGCAACTCGTGGAGGCGATGAAGGAACATGCGCAAGGAATCATTTACGCCCCAGAGATGGCTGTTTTCCTGGGAAGACAACGGTACATGGAGGGTATTGTACCTCTCATCACGAGATTTATGGATTGCCCCGATGTCTGGTCCTCCGAAACTATCGGACGAGGGAAAACAACCCTACATGACATTGCTATTAGCTCGCTCATGTGTTCAACCGCAGATTGGTTCATTAACAACACGGATGAAAGTGTCGTTGGCGGAGGGTTTATTGCGAGGAACATTTTGGTTGTTCAAGAGGACAGTCCCCGTTCTGAACCGATTCCTCGACCGGGAGACCCAAAAGCAAGGGAAAGGCTAATTTATGAAATCCAGAGCGTCCATGAAATCACCGGGGAAATCTCGTTTGATCAAGCCGGATATCGTGCGTACAACGAGTGGTACAACGTCCACAAGCGAGCGACGAAAGCCGCAGAACACGAAATCCTTGCTACCTACTACCAGCGAAAACCCGATCACGCCAAACGTATCGCTATCTGTCTCCATCTTACAGAGCACCATAACCTGTCTCTCTGTCTGTCTTGCTTTACTCGAGCGGTCGAAATCCTGGATTGGATCGAGCGATTCATCCCCGCTCTCCTACGTCAAATGTTCAAAACTTCTAGCGGACATAGCGCAGACCTCGTCCTCACCGCGATTAGAAATGCAGGAGGTGTTATCGACCATAGCGACTTGCTTAGAAGATTACAACACCGCCTTAACGGCGCGGAACTCAAGCCTATCATCCAGAGTCTCAAGGATTCTGGAACTATAGCTGAGCATATTGACAAGTTACAACATGTATATGTCATCCAAAGGAGGCAGGAATGAGAGATTGTGCAGGGGTACCGGTAAAGGAAGGTAACCTAGTTCAGGTCAAAGTCGGTATGGAATGGTTGGTCGGCGTCGTTCACAAAGTTGAAGAAGGCGGACTGCTCGTTCCTGTTAACCCGACACAGAAGGCTCTGACACCTGAGA